ATGGCATTCAGAATGAGTGAACAATCACGGACCATAAAAATTTATAATCTACTGACCGGAACCAATGAGTTTATTGGTGAAGGTGATGCATACATTCCACCTCATACAGGTCTGCCAGCAAACAGTACCGATATTGCCCCGCCAGATATTCCGGCTGGCTTCGTGGCCGTTTTCAACAGTGATGAGGCATCGTGGCATCTCGTTGAAGACCATCGGGGTAAAACGGTTTATGACGTGGCATCAGGGGACTCGTTATTTATTTCTGAACTCGGTCCATTACCGGAAAATGTTACCTGGTTGTCGCCGTATGGAGAGTATCAGAAGTGGAACGGCACATCCTGGGGGAAAGATGCAGAAGCAGAAAAACTGTTTCGGATAAGGGAGGCGGAAGAAACAAAAAACAGCCTGATGCAGGTAGCCAGTGAGCATATTGCACCACTTCAGGATGCTATAGATTTAGATATTGCGACGGAGGAAGAGACATCGTTACTGGCTGCATGGAAGACATATCGAGTATTGTTGCATCGTGTTGATACAACAGTAGCAGCAGATATTGAGTGGCCAGTCGCCCCACAATAAAAAGAAAAAGCCATCGATAGAAATATCGATGGCTTTATGTACTCTATTTATACAATACAGCACCGCTCTTTTTAGTTATATATGTGCAGTTCGATGGTATATCTTTATTTATAAAAGACATTGCACCTATTTTTACATTATCCCCAATTTTACGGGATAATCCAATGATGCAACAATTAGCTCCGATATCAACGTTGCTACCAATTTTTACTCTTGAACCAGGTATGTCACCATCTATCTGTCCAATGGTCGTATTCTGTCGTAACACCAGATTTTCACCAGCATCAACAGCAAAATGAACAACAATTCCAGCATGATGGGGAATTGTTAACCCTTTTCCAATATTTGCGCCCAATCCAATTTCGCAACCAAATTTGTTAATTATTTTACTGTTTAACTTCTTGGCTGCTTTCTTATGTAATTTATTACCATTAATATACATTTCGTTAGCCAACCGCCACCAGAAAAGGAAATTCCTGTTACGCTGCTTTTTCTCTCTTAAAAGCCTCCAGATATCCATACGTTTCCGCCGAATTACTTCATGTTTCCAGAAGTTTTTTAAATTAGTAGAGTTCCCAAATAAAACAAAGTGAATTGCCATTAGGTAAGACAGCACGATAATCTCCTTAATTATTATTTCAGACCACACATGTTATAAGGTTAAGAGATTATAAAATCCTGTTGTTTATTATTCAAAAACAATTTTCTGAGAAGGACATACAACAGCAAGTCGCCAGTCACCTTCATCAGGAAATTGGCGACATACGTTAAATCAGAGCAGCCCCTTAACTGAGCTGGCCGCGCTATTAAGGGATGATGTCACCTTATCTTTGAAGCCGGACAACATATCGCTGAACGATTAGGATTGCAGGCGCTCCCGCAAATCCTCATCACAGCGTTCAAGAGTCAGTGAAAATTCTATCTTTTTCGCCTTACCGTAGCGATCAAACTCGGAACGGGTCGTATTCGTTTCAGTCAGTACATACATGCCGTAAATCTGCCCGACACCATCAATCAGAGGCCAGGGCCGTCCTGTATATGCCTGCGTGGTCAGCAATGAAAGCGACACTTCGCCACCTGTAATTTCAGGATAAAGCACGCCGGAAAGCACAATGCGATCATCACCTGCACCGATATACTGCCAGCTTGCTGAACGGTTAACGCGTTCATTTTTCACATGCCGCCAGCTTTTGTTTTGCTGTAACTGCTGATGCGGCAATGTGCGCAGCTCAAAAACAAACATGCCGTAGATCATCATCATGACCATGACTCCTCAATCTTTATCGTAAAAACTGCCACGCCCGGCACGGGCGCGCCGTTCCATCTCTGCCCTGACCATTTCACCGACCAGTTTCGCCAGTTCGCGGGGATTCTGCGTAACAACGTTATGCAGATGAACATGAATTTCACCGCAAAATCCGGAGACAGCAGGCTCCCGGTTACGGGAAGTTGCAGGAACTGATGCCACTGGCGATCGTATGGCCTCCGCCACCGGGCGGGAGCTGGCCGCAACAACAGGGACCAGCGCCGGAGGCAGCGGAGCCGAGACCACGGGTGTGATATTAATTGCGGGGGGCTTACTGACCTGCGCAATCTTCTGCTCCTGCCACTCCCCACGAACAGCAAGTGCGCGGGGCAGGTTCTTAAAGACAATATCGCCGGGGCCAATGCGTTTTTTCGTCTCATCAACCAGCTTACCTGTGTTATCAGCAATTTTGCTGAGTCTGCGTAGCGTCCCGGTATTGCTGTCTGTGAGCGGTTTGTTGTCTTTGGGTTTATCACCTCCGGTGCCATTGCCATTTTCCACAGGCTTCGGCGGATTGATTTTCGCCAGGTCCCCCTGAAGCAAGGCAACCTTGTCCTGAAGAATGGCCGCACGCTGTGCGTCTTCGATTTTCTTGCGCGCCCTTTCAGCTTCATCCGGAAGGACGCCAAGTTTTTCAAGTATCCACGCCAGCGTATCCAGTAGCATTTTTGCAGGTGTCAGAACAAGCTGTAACGCACCGCCAAGAACGTTACCGAATATCTCGCCAGCACTGGTACATTTATCCAGCGTTTCCTTACTGGACTCCATCGGTGACAGCAGCGATTTAAACCAGTTAAACACCTGGCTGATCCCGCTTCCGATTGCGTCAAAAACAGGGCCAAACCGTTCAAAGGTTTCGCGCAACGGAGCCAGCCGTTCCATAATCCCACTGAACACCCCTGCATAAAACGCCTTGATGGGTTCCCAGTATTTCCAGATGAGAACCGCCGCAGCCACAAACGCAGCAGCAATCAATCCGACCGGACTGAACAGCGCCCCGATAGCGCCTCCCAGTAACGAAATGGAACCCGTCACCATTCCCCATAATGCAGGCAGAACCCTGACAACATTCAATGATCCGGTCAGGAGGGAAAAACCAAGACGCAGTTTTGCCAGTGGGCCAGCAAGCACACCAATAGCCAGCGACAACGAGCCTATGGTTGCAGTCATTGCCAGCAGAGCACCGCCTGCAACCAGTAGCTGGCGCGTCAGTGCCGGATGGGCCTGCGCCAGCGCCGTCACCTTCGATACCACCCGCGTGAGCCACTGCGTGACAGAACGCAGCGGACCGTCAATCAGATCTGCAATGCGGATGCGCAACCCTTCCCATGCACTGCCGAGTGATTTCAGATCGCCGTCAAGGTTGTTGGCCATAACCTTTGCTGTGCGTTCAGCCTCACCGCGCGCGCCTTCAAGTTCTTTTCTCAGTTTGGGTAAGGAGCCGTCACCTGCCGCATCAACGAGGGCCATAAATGATGTGAAAGCCTCTTCTCCGGCAATGTCCTTAAAGAACGATACCCGGTCAACTTCCCCGTATTTGCGGGTGGCTTTATAAAGGTCAGCCAGCAGATCTTCCATCGGGCGCATTTTGCCGTTCGCGTCAGAGACGGACACGCCCAGCTCTTTCAGCGCCTCTGCTGCTGCCTTTGGCGGTGATGCCAGACGAGCCAGGCTGGCACGCATTGCCGTCCCGGCATCACTCCCTCTGATACCCATATTCGCCAGCACGCCAGCCATCGCTGCGGCCTGCTCCAGCGATATTCCCAGCTTACCCGCCACCGGACCGGCATATTTCATGGTTTCGCCCAGTGCGCGAAGGTCAGTGTTGGTACGGGTAAACGCTGCAGTGAGTGTGTCACCGACCCGGTCCATCTGGTCAGCAGAAAGGCCGAACTGCGTCAGGATATTTGAGCCAATATCCGCCGTCTCGCCGAGATCCATACCGCCAGCCGTTGCCATGCTCAACACGCCGGGAAGCGCAGCCTGAATGGCCTGCGGTGTGAAGCCAGCCATTGCAAGAAATGCCTGCCCACTGGCGGCATCGCCTGCGGTGAACTGCGTTTCAGAGCCAAGTTTTAACGCCTGCTCACGCAGCGCCTTAAACTGCGGGCTGTTCTGGTCGATTCGCGTCAGCGCCTGAACGCGGGACATCTCTTTCCCGAACCCGATTGCGGGCTGCAAAAAACGCCCGGCAGCATAGCCGCCCGCCGCTGCCGCACCAATTGCCAGTACACCACCTGTTTTCAGTTTTCCCGCTGTTTCCTGCGCACGCGAATACCGCTCACGCGCCCGCGTTACACGCGCAAGCGCCTGCCGTTCGCGTTCAAGCTGGTTGTTGTACTGTTCGGTGCGCCTGATGGCCTGTTGAATGGTGTTATCGCTGCCTGTCAGGGAAATGCCGTGGCGTTTCAGCTCTCCGCCAAGCTCCCGCATTTTCTGAATTTCCCGTGTGCGCGATTCATTCAGGCGTTCAAGCCGGGTGCTTAACTGCTGCATCAGCTTTTGTTGCTTTTCGCTGAGCACTGTACCCGTGCGTTGTAACTGATTAAGGGCGTTAAGCTGGCGTCGTGCTTTCACGATACCCGCATCCGCTTTACTGACAGCGTCGCGGGCGCGCTCAAATGAACGCGCCTGACGCTCGAGATTTTTGATCGCCCCCTGCGTTCGCTGGATGGAGTCACCAAACTGCCCCATCAGGCGGCGGGCGTTTTCGGCAGGCCGGGTCAGCCTGTCAACGGCGCTGAAAGCGACCCGGATATCAAGAGTCTTCATTGTCTGCATTCCCGCTGCGAAGTGCCGCCCGCTCACGCCAGCTAACCACTTCGCCGGGCGTCATCATGAAGATTTCGGCGGGCGACCAGTTAAAAATAACGGCAATATCTGCCACAAAGTCTTCTATATGCTCAAAGCACACAACCGTGATCAGGCTTCCGTCGCCTGTTCGTTCTTCCCGCCAGAGTCCGCACCGCTCAAAAAATTTACGGCAACCACACATAACTGAATAAAGTCACGGGATGCCATTTTTTTGATCGTCACTTCATCCAGTCGCGGTGATGTCACGCGTGACAGCAGCGTAAACATGGATTCCGCTTTCAGATTCAGCACATCAGACAACGACAAATCTCGCAGAGATCCAGCCTGCTCAATAGCTCCGGTGATCTCCACATACGTGATTTTTTCGCCGCCTCGCTCAATTGGTTGGGTAAGTTTTACGCCACGCTCACTGGTTTCTTTCACAGTGTCAGCAACGACCGTGTTTTCGGTATCGATGTTTTTCGTCTCTTTCATCAGGAAACTCCTTTCAGTCAGAGGCGACGCACTGCGCCGCCTGCATATTACTTATCAGCCAAGCCCAAGCGCGGAACGGATGCGATCGGGCACAATGTCTTTGCCGTCCTTCCGGTAAATGAAATTCAGCAGGTCAATCTCCCACAACGGGCGATCGTTAACACTCAGCTTGTAGTAGGTGTTTTTAATGGCGTAAGTGTGTGATGTGGCTTCGCCCTGTTTGGCTTCCCCCATATCAATTTCCGTCACACGTCCGCGCATTTCGACTTCATACAGGTCGCTTTCTGCATCGGTGTAGTATTCACCCGCAAAACGCAGCAGCGTGCCGTCAATCGTGCCGCCATACTTCAGGAACAGCTCACGAACTGCGCCCCCCATGACAAAGCTCGCATCAAGCGCGGAGTCGTCCAGACCGAGATCAATACTTACCGCCCCCATCATGCCACCACCACGATAGCTGTCGGTTTTGCGCGTCAGTTTAGGCAAGGTGACGGACGTCACCTTACCCACTTCGTTTTCACCATCCACAAACAGCGTAAAAAAGCGAAGATGTTTTGGTACAGCCATCAGGCACCTCCCAGCACCGCAAATGCGGGACCAAAGAATTCATCAGTAAACGACTGGTAAAGCTCCATGTCTTCCAGCGGAGGAACGGGCGTATATTTGTAGCGAATACGCACACGCCCCTGACGTAAATCCGTGGTGCTGTTATCCACCACGTCATACCAGCACGACGCCCCAATCAGTTTCCCGGCAGTAACCAGTGAATCCAGTTTTGCCCTGATGGCACTGATAACATCCTTCACGTTCGCAGGCGTCAGTGGACTGTCGATGGTTTCAAACTGCGCTTCCGCAATTGAATCAGCCAGCACCTGTGCGGTTCGGGTATACACCTCAAAGATGTAGGCGTTCGTTTCCGGTGTGCGGTTGCCCCAGAAGCGGAACCCGTTGCGACGAATAATGGTCGTGATTTCTTTGTTGTTGAGGCTGTTGGCATCACTGTCTTCGGCCTGCAACGACCAGAACACATGCCTGGACATCCCCAGCACATTTTTAACCGGAACGTTGGACAGCGATTTGTGCCAGCCCTGCTCATGGTCAATGTACGCACGAAGGCCGCACGCATAGGCAGGCGCGGGGAACGTTTCGTTTTTGCCACTTTTCGGGTTGTAGGCGATGAAGTCCGGCCATAAGAGCATCACCTCACGTTCGTTGAATTTCTGGCGGTAGGTAATCGCCTCAGCCATCGTGTTACAGCCGTGACATGAGGCATACACAAACGCGCGCAGTTTACCCGCAATCACGCACAGGGATTTTGTTACCGCCTCCGTGTCCAGCTCCGGCGCGGCCAGAATACGCGGACGGTATCCGATGCTTTCATCCTGCTCTGCAACAAGCAGCGCATACATCCCCGTATAGCTGCCGTCAGATTCAGAACCACCGATAACCAGTTGATCCTGCGTTTTTCCGTCTTCTTCTTTGTGTTCAGCCACGCGAACGACGATCACCTTTGTGCTCACCTGGTCTGCGATGGCCTTAAGCGCACGATAAAGCGTCCCCGTTGTCCCGCATTTTCCCAGCACGTCATTGACGCGGGTCAGCAGTGTGGGCTTGTTCAGCGGGAACAGCTTCGCGTCCGCATCATCCGCCGTTGCCACGATACCGATAACGCTGGAATCAACATCGTTAATCGCTGTTACCAGGTCGGTATTTTCCGTAACACGGGCACCATGAAAACGAGTTTCACTCATAGCTTCAGCCCCTTGTATCCGTTAAATGATTCGGCAACAATCATCACCCACCACGCGCGTAATCTCACCCCTGCGCCGTTCTCCCGCCACGGCGACAACAAAAAGCAGTAACCCCCTCCGCACGCACATGCGACCATGCCGCACAGGGAGGGAGCAGATGACCGACACCACCATGCAATTGCTCAGTCAGGGCACAGACCCCGTAAAAATGCCGGATTTTGATATTCTCGCGGAGGGTAAAACGCTGTCAGGCGTGGCAGAGCGCCTGATGAGCCTGTCACTGACCGACAACCGGGGATTTGAGGCGGACCAGCTCACCATCACGCTGGATGATGCGGATGGTCAGTTGCAGCTACCGCCACGGGGCGCGCGCCTGACGGTTCTCATTGGCTGGAAGGGAGAACCGCTGACAGAAAAAGGCACTTACATTGTTGATGAAATCGCTCACGAAGGACCGCCGGACAGGCTGACTGTTTCAGCCAGAAGCGCAGATTTTCGGGATGAATTTAACGTTAAACATGAGGTGTCCTGGCATGATGTGACCGTTGAGCGTGTGGTATCCGCCATCGCTCATCGGTATGGTCTGAAACCGCAAATCAGCGAAATGCTGATGGATATCGAAATCGACCACGCCGACCAGACCGAAGAAAGCGACATGTCCTTCCTTACGCGCATGGCGGAAATGCTGGGCGCAATCACCACGGTAAAAAGCGGCAATCTGTTATTCATCATGCCAGGTGGTGGCGTGAACGCACAGGGCCAGCCGTTGCCCTCGTTCGCCATTACACGCAGCAGCGGCGATCGCCATCAGTTCCGCATTGCTGACCGCGAGGCGTATACGGGGGTACGCGCCTACTGGCTTGATCTTAATTACGGGAAAAAGAAAAAAGTCAGCGTGAAACGCCGTAAACCGCCAAAACCCAAAAAGGAGAAAAGCAGCAGCCGTGAAGGTGATTATATGGAAGGCGCGGAAGGCAATGTGTTTGTGTTACGCAAGACTTATCAGAACGAGCAGGCAGCAAGACGCGCAGCGGCGGCAAAGTGGCAGCAACTACAACGCGGAGCCGCATCATTCTCCATCACGCTGGCGCGTGGACGTGCAGAACTCTACCCCGAAATGCATGGCACGGTAACAGGATTTAAAAGCGAGATTGATAATCAGGACTGGATTATTGCAAAAGCCGAGCACACCATTGATAACAGCGGCTTTACCACGCAGCTTGAGCTTGAGGCAAAAATCCCGGAATGGATAGCGGAAACAGAGTGAGCAACTTAGAATAGCGACAGCACCACGTTAAGGGAGGTCGCTATGTTCCGTTGTCCGCTTTGTGGCGCATCTGCCCGTATCCGCACCAGTCGTCCGGAAAATGATTCAAACACCGTGCGGCAAAAGTATTACCAGTGTAACAACCTGGAATGCGGCGTATGCTTCTCAACACTGGAAGCTTTCCATAAATTCACATCGAAACACGCCTCCGGCGTTCACTCATCAGAAGGTATCCCGTGGCATGAGCTGCCAGCTTCACACAGGGGAAACAATCAGATGAGTTTGCCTTTACCTCAGAATTAACAGGCAGAATTGCCGGAGTAACAAAAAAGCGATAGATTACGCGCGGGTGCCTTTCGGCTGATGGTCGGAGGGAATACCCGAAGGCCAGATGTGGAAAGGCCCCGAGTCAACTTTAACGTTAACCCGAGGCCCTAACCATCTACCCTCAGCAAGTGATAGGTTAGCGCCTCCCCGAAAAAGGAGCAAGCGCTATGTCGCAAAAATCGCTTACGGCCATCACATTCTGCGTGACGGCAATCCTCATCATCTGGATGCTGCACGGTTCGCTGTGTGAAATACGGATGAGTTTCTGGGGAGCGGAGTTTGCGGCGTTCTTACAGTGTAAGCAGTAAGGAAACCGCGACGGGGAAGGCAACTTCCCCGTCAATCGGTTGCCAGGGTAAAGGTCGAAAAGGCACCCTATTTCCAGTTGACGTGAACAACAAGCCCGCAGCGTAAAAACTGCGGGTTTTCTTTTTGGTTCCCTCACTCATGAGGACACCAAAAAACAAAGCCCACAGCATAGAAGCTGTGGGCTTTTTGCATTCAAAGATGGACGTTATATGGACACTTAAAAATAAAATCCATTTATTTTCAAATGATTAAACCTCTACTTAAAGCGCCCGCAGGCGCTTTTTAGATTCAGAAAAATTGGGTATTAGCCAATATATTCCAGTCCGTTCATATACGGACGCAGAACTTCTGGTACTTCAATACGACCATCAGCCTGCTGATAGTTTTCCATTACTGCAACCAGCGTACGACCAACAGCAAGACCAGAACCGTTCAGGGTATGAACCAGACGAGTTTTCTTGTCCGACTTGCTGCGGCAACGTGCCTGCATACGACGCGCCTGGAAATCCCAGACGTTGGAGCAGGAAGAGATCTCGCGGTAGGTGTTCTGTGCCGGGATCCATACTTCCAGGTCGTAAGTTTTGCAAGCACCAAAGCCCATGTCGCCGGTACAAAGGATGATTTTGCGGTACGGCAGACCCAGCAGCTGCAGGACTTTTTCCGCATGACCGGTCATCTCTTCCAGTGCCGCCATTGAGTCTTCCGGGCGCACGATCTGCACCATTTCAACTTTGTCGAACTGGTGCATACGGATCAGACCACGAGTGTCACGACCATATGAACCAGCTTCAGAACGGAAACATGGGGTGTGGGCGGTCATCTTAATTGGCAGATCATCTTCATCGATGATTTCACCGCGTACCAGGTTGGTCAGCGGAACTTCTGCCGTTGGGATCAGCGCATAGTTACTGGTGTCTGCTTCTTCTTCCAGCGGACGAGTATGGAACAGATCGCCAGCAAATTTCGGCAGCTGACCCGTACCGTACAGCGTGTCCTGGTTAACCAGGTACGGAACATAGTTCTCACTGTAGCCATGCTGTTCGGTATGCAGATCCAGCATAAACTGCGACAGTGCGCGGTGCATGCGAGCAATCTGCCCTTTCATTACCACAAAGCGGGAACCAGTCAACTTAACTGCGGCTGCAAAGTCGAGGCCAGAGTGCATTTCACCCAGCGTCACATGGTCACGAACTTCAAAGTCAAACTCACGCGGGGTGCCCCAGCGACTGACTTCAACGTTGTCATTTTCGTCTTTACCTACCGGCACTTCATCTGCAGGCAGGTTAGGGATGGTTAGCGCGATATCGCGAATTTCAGCCTGTAAAGCATCCAGCTCGGCTTTTGCTGCATCCAGCTCTTCGCCCAGTTTGTTCACTTCCAGACGTAAAGGCTCGATATCTTCCCCGCGCGCTTTCGCCTGGCCAATGGATTTCGATCGGGAGTTACGCTCCGCTTGCAGGTTTTCCGTTTTGACCTGCAATACTTTACGACGCTCCTCAAGAGCGCCCAGCTTATCTACATCCAGCTTAAAGCCCCGGCGTGCCAGTTTTTCAGCGACTGCGTCTGGCTCATTACGCAGCAGATTGGGATCGAGCAT